GCCGTCGACCACAAATCGCTTATGGTGACAACATATCCGTTTTGCCTTTCTCATTTTCGTGTCCTTCCCCGTCACGCCGGAGTCTCCGACGAAGGCGGATGTTTCGTTGATTATCTTCATTCTCTTCAAAATATTTTTTCAAATCTCTATAGAGACACCAAAGCTCGTCATCGCATCCTCCTATCTCACCTGTTCCGAGTCCAATAATTTTCTTCCATATCCTGTCTAATAGCTTCATTTTATTTTCTCCTTGTTATTTTTAAAAATATCTTTGCTAAATTACTATATATCAACGAGTTACGTAAAATTACCCAACTCCCATATATCGCCATCATAGCGATATTATTTCGATTGAATCTAACTACATTAACCTTTTTTAGGTCGCTCGAAATACGGCTTCCATATATTAGCACAAAGCTACAAGCCCCTGAAAATCCGCTCTTAAGTTCATATTCGCCCGAGATCATGCCTCAGAATCCTTTATTTTCTTAAGTTTTTTCTTAATCTTTTTAGCTTTCTTTTTCCTTGATTCTATGGATGCGCTCTTCCAGTCCTTTGCTTTTACTAAGATTTTTGTTAATTCTTTTTTCTTATCCATTTTTCTCCTTATTCTATTTCCTCTAGTTCCATAGTAATTACCGTATTGCCTTTCGTAGTCATCTGCTTTTTTATATTTGAAATTTTGAAATTCGTTGTTTTCATCAAAACCTCACTTTCTTCAGGGGCAGCTGAAAAATCTTTAACAAGTAATTCATCCGTATTTTTTCTATTTGATTTCACCTTTAATATTACACGATTTCCAGATCTGCTGAATTTTTTCATCACCTGTTCGTCCGTTGTCCAACTATGAATTGCCGAATCGACATTGAATTCGTCTCCGACCTTCAAATATGAAAATTTCTGAATATCTCTACTGCTGATATCTCGTAATCCTCGATAGATCGGCACATCTCGTGCACCGTTTTTATATTTCACGAACAAATCTTCAAGCCGATTTGATTCTGCTACAAGATTTTTCCACATTCCCGGATCATAATATTCTTGCATTTCCCTTCTACCGGCAGGACTTGCGAGCATATAATCGCGAATGTCTTGATAATTATCGGTCGACCATATTTCAAGCGCTCTTTTTTCCTCATCCGTAATATTTTCATGAAATGGCATTCTTGTATCTTGGTCGTCGCCAATGGAAGTTTCACCGCCCGCCATCTCCATCGCCGTAGTTGTTCTGCATCTCCAGTGGAACGGAGGGAACGGCGTATAAGCGCCCTGTACGCCGACTGGTGCTCCGCCAGCATACACCACATTCGAGTCTTTCACCCACGGCGCGAGCGCCTTGATAGTATCCCGTGCCTTTTCGAGGTTATCCTCCTGCAGCTCGACCGCAAGGAGTTTGTCCCGAACCTGGAGAGCTTCATTGAGAGGATAGACTTTGTTCTCATTATTCAGTGCCATGCAGATATCAGAGGTCCTGTCATCCACCACAACGAGGAGCCGGTATCCGATCGCGCCTGCCTGCTCATATCCGGATAAACGACCGAACTCTCTCATCCTCAGCATCGTATGCTCCGCCAAGCCCTGGAAGTAGCTCGATCCCATTTTGGCAACATCACGGAACTGCTCCCGGAGAAGATCGCCAAGCTGATCTTTTCGCAGACCTTCTTTGATGGCAGTTGAGATCGACTCATTGAATTTCTCGGATATGTCCGCCCCATAATGATTGCGAACCCAGAACAGGTTTTGTTTTCCCATAACATCGGCAACTCTCTGCTCTTTGAATTGCCATGTAATTCCGAACCGAGCTTCCGCACTTGCTTCGCCAAGTCCCTGCCTGATTGATTTTTCTGTGAGTGTATTCACTTCCTTGCCAACGACAGAGCCGAACTCGTCGCCGAGTTTTGCCTTGATCATTGCATCCATTTCATCCACATCATTCGAGTTGAGTTTCAGGTCGTTCGGCATATTGTAGAGCATCTGTATCGCACCCTTCGCTGCCTTTTTCACTTCATCCGTCCATGCGTTGATCAGCACTGCATAGTACTGACGCATGATAAGATCATATTGTCGCCTGCTCATTTAGTATCCTTTTCTTATATTCATTTTATTTCGTGTTTTTCGTGCTTTTCGTGGTTTCATTTTTATTTTCCAAATCTTTTCCCGAACCCGAAGCTCCGCACCTTGCCGGTTCTCGGTCTGTCGAAGCTGGCAAAGAGTTTCATGGTTCGTGCGATGTTATCCGGTCCGTCGATGTAGCCCTGCGGGTAGGTGCAGAACTGGCTGATGCATTCAGCAGAATCCTGTCCCTCCGGAAGGAGTATTCTCGACGTCTCGATCGGCGTTTCAAGCCGCTCGATATCGACATTCTTATTTGTTTTCACATTATCCCTGCGTATATGCATGGTGATGTCCTGAAGGTTGTTATCCTTACACCAGCGGGAGAAATCCTTGACGATCCTCTCCTGCCCGTAGCAGGTTTCGATATATGCTTTAAACCTGCCGGCAAATCTCCTTTGCAGTTCGCAGAAGGCGTCATAATAGTAGCGGAAAAACTTCGTGTCCGTTGTCTGGCGCAGCCACATTTTGAGCACATAATAATTGAAATCGTCTGCATACATGATCGCATCGATGCACTTGTACGCTCCTTTCGTACCCCATGCAGGATCTGCACGAAGGATCACCTCTCTCGGTTTTGCAGTGATGATCCTGAACCTCTTGAACCAGTTTTCCTTAAAAATATTCCCCTCTATCACAGGAATGCCCTGCATTTCCCTCTGAAATGAAGTGCTCCCAAAGTTCTCTTGTATCTGCGGAATATCCCTCGTAGGATACTGATCTTCCCATGCAGACACCCCGTCGCGCACAAGCGGGAACCGGAGCATGGCGACATTTTCACAGAAGATATGTTCATCATAAGATTCCTTGTATGTCGGATCTGCCGCCTGCATCTTTTCGACCAGCTTGTTCTTATACTGGCATATCCCGAAGTTCGGATGAGTCAGATTCCCAAGCCAGATGATTTTGCTCTTTCCGTGCGGATTGAGCGCTCCCAGCACCTCACCTGTGATGCGGTCCATCTTTTTTCTACCTATGGACTGGTTGCCGATATTCACTTCCTTGTCGATGTCGTCGAGGAAGATGAGCCCGGGACGCTTTGCATTTTTCGGATTGATAGAGCTTTTGATCTGCTGCATAATACCGAGCGATTGTATCCGGCACTTTGTGCGGAGATAGAAATCCTCTTCGATACCGGAGATTATCCCGATCATCGGGAAATCGCTGAGCAGACGAAGATTGTTCGCGCACTCATTATACAGCAGGGCAGTTCTTGCCTTTGCCAGTTCCGCATCAGCTGCAGCATGTATGATATACGGCTCTTTTTTGATTGCTCTCCATAGAGAATATGCGATCGCAAGAAGCACTGTTTTTCCAAGACCTCGAAATCCGGTCACCACAATTATTTTATAATTTCCGCCGTCCGCTACCTCGAACATTTCCCTATGATCGCCAGTAAAATTGAGGTCGAATATGTGCGGCATGTACGTGTAGGAAAAGAAACTGAACCCGTGCCAGTTGTTTTGCATGACACGGCGGATACGTTCGTTCCTTTTCTGCGGAGTGTCGCCAACGAATGGCAGTACTTCCGGAGTCCTGGTTGCTATATCACGCAGTCTGTTTAGTTGTATCTTTGTGAATTTTGACATGTAATCCTTCAAATCTCTTTGTCTTATAATTATAGTAATCTTCCATTTGTGCATCCCAATCCCAATCATCATCACCACACCAAAATTCAAGTCGGTATCTTAGTTCAGATTCTTCCCATACAAGTCGGAATAACATTCCTTCATCATCAACAAGATGACTATCACTCCAGATTTCTTTCCCTTCATTATCGTATCCTAATTTTAATCTTTTCTTATCCATTATTCTTCCTCCTGATATATTCTGCCAGATCCTCGACCTCGGGCTGGAACGCCTTCAGCAGTACATCATTATTGGTTTCGATACAATACATGACTTCAAGATCGAGGAATTTGATAAGGTGGTCATTCCACTGTTTGGACGGCTCATTCGATTGCTGGAATTGCTTGAGGAGAGATACAACGCTCTGAAGCGCCGGAGCGTCCTCAGGGTTCTCGCTGAACCGCTTGAGCGCTTCGTTCAGCGCTTTGCCTACGTTGACTTTTATCTCTTCGAGTAGTTTGGTCTGATCGGAATACTTGCGCTCCCATTCTTTCATCCATCGATATACCGTACTTTGTGCTCTCTGCGCCATCACCGCAAGCACCTGGGGATCCTTCTCACCACCGAGCCAGAGAAGGCGCATTCGTTCCTTGATCTCTATCTCTTTTTTGCTATGCTTGAGATTCTTCACTATATTATTTTTTTCGTGTTTTTTCGTGCCTTTCGTGGTTAAATCTTCTTTCATTTCATTGTCTCCAAAAAATGTATTATGCTCATTCTATCGATTCTATGTTCATCATTTTCAGCGAGGTATCCTTCTGTGATGTAGTTGTTCAGACTTCGCTCTGTGACTTGTAATATCCTTGCCAATTCCTGCTTATTGTATGACCGCTTATCCGGCATCAACTCATTGAGGTTGAGTCCTTCCATGTCCTGCCTGTCCGAATCCTCCAACACACATTCCATCCCTTTTCGTATGAAGTGCTCAAGGGCGACTCTCGGTATCCTGTATTGGTAGATCAGGCGCACTGCGAAGAGTATCTTATATTTCTTGATGTAATCCCAGATCATATCTTCGCTGATCTGCAATATCTCCGCCGCCTGCCGTGGAGTGAAAAAAATTCTATCAGGAATGTCGATCGCAGTGACAACCCGATCAATTACCTCTTGTGTCATTTTGCAGCTCCATTTCTAATCTTATGAAAAAGCCCGCCTCCGGACGCCGGAGGATGCAAAGCGTTTGTTGAGGAGACGGGCTTCGTTTTCATTGGGGTTTTACACTTCAGAGAAATTAACTTCGATGCGTTTGTATTCACCGTCTATTCTCTCGTAGAAGGTGTAGTAGGGTTTGCGGATTTCTGTTTTCTTCGCTTTCTTGTAGATAGTGTCGCCTTCCTTTTTCAGGGGATTGTTGCTATTGAATTTGAATATCTTTTCAATAGGTCCTTTAGGAACGTATCCCTCTGAATCTGTTCTGGACGTGAAACGGGAAAAGTTCTTCAATTCTTCTTCACCTTCCATGCTTTTTATCCAGTCGTCATATTTTTTGAGTGCGATTGCTATCTCAGCAGTGAAGAGTATCTTGTAGGATACCTTCACGATGACCTTTTGATTTTCATCGAGAGAAAAAAGCCCTGCATTCCCGCGCCATGTCTCGCCGTATTTTTGGGCGAGATGGTCGAGCAGCTGATCAAATTTTTCCGTGATCTTATTTTTGAAGTTAGTCGTTGTTTCACGGAGATTTTTTATCTCCTTGATCGCATATTCTACCGCTTCATGCTCGGCGAGTCTTTCCTCTGTGATTATAGGTACGTCTTGACCATTAAGTCGAACCGTTTTGAGGTTTGTCTTTCGTTCTGGCATCGTGTGCCTCCTTGTTATATTTCTTGAATTTCTTTGAGTTGACTGCCCATTTTTTATCTGTTAATAAGTTAAAATCCTCAGTGCCGAAGGTGGTGATATACATGTGTTCAAGCGCAGTGAGTATCTTCGTCGCCTTCTTAATGTTGACGAATTGCATATCGTCGGCATGAGTGTATTTGTCGAGCCATTTGTAGAAAAAAATCTTCCAATTATTTGCGTTATATTTTTTCTTCCGGTAGTGATAAAAGAGGAACTCCGCATATCTCAGCTGAGCGCTGGAAGCCCACCCTTCACTGATCTCACGCCCTTCATATTTGATCGCTCCGATCGCACCGCTGTGTATCATATCAAACAGCTCATGCACCTGCCACTGCTCAAGGTTCTTGATCGATATCCTACGCTCGCCATTTACCTCGCCATAGCCCCAGTTGATCTCTGCGAAGTACTCATACAGGTCATTCTTGGTGATCCCATAATGCGTCAGCACTGTGAATACTGCCTTGATCTGTTCCGGACGTATTTTCATAATCTCTTCTTGATCTGGTCGTGGACGGCGTCCCAGTCCTCTGGCTCTTGAGCAATTATTTTCTCCGGCGCAGGAGCGCTCTTCATTATGCCTTTCAGTTCCGTCAATGTCGGATATGATTTGAGGTCTGCAAGCTGCACCTTATTCACGTCCTTCTCGATGAGATAGTACATCCTATTTTTGCAGCCGATGATCCGCTCGGCATAGAGCGCCCGGAGATAGACAGTGATCGTCTCTTTGCTGTAGGGTAGTTCCAGCAGTTCGGAAAAAGTTGTTCCTGTGCCGATTGCCTGCATAATCTGGAGAAGAGTGTCCCTGTTAGGCATCCATGAATCGAGAGGATTGTAGGTTCGGATATTCAGCACATAATACTTGTTCGGATATTCGGGACTCTGAACCTCTTTGATGAACCTCTTTTCACGAAGGCGGCGAATTGCATTATATAACGTTGATTTGATTATCCCGGTAGTCTCCATGATCTCTTTTCCGCACACCGGTTTTGAGGCATAGAAAAAATAGTCGCGGATCTGGTCTATATAAGAGCGCTTATTCATCTTCTTCCTTCGACTTTTTCTTAATGTCTTCGAGGGTTACCTTCTCAAGACCATTTGCCTTCGCATAATATTCTATCAGCTCGATCATCTTATTCAATTGTCGCCCTTTGCCTTTTGCACGCATCGCCATCCAGTTGATCACCTCGTCGGTTACAGGAATTTCCATCTTCTTTTCAACGATAAGACGTATGTCATTATAATTCAACGGCTTGAATTCAACGAACTGGTTGACGCGGTCGAAGTAATGTTCGTTCATTCCCTTGAGCACGCTAAGTGCATCCTTCTCGCCCAGCAGAATAAAGATGGAAAATGTTTGATCAACAAAATCACGGATCGCTTCAAATATTGACTTGTGCCGGAAGCCCAGGTTGATTTCGTCAATAATGATCACCTGTATGTGATCCTGAAGCATCGATACGCAGGATTTGTATATTTTGTTTGTGGATCCGCGGGGCTGAACCGACTCGTATCGCCTTGTGATTGAGTACGAGATGTTCTTATACAGGTTCGTTATGAAGCTTTTGGGAGTGTCTGAGCTTACAATCCGCTGGTAAATATACCCATTATTGACAGCGCTGATTTGCCCGAACTGTGTTTTCCCTGTACTCGGCGGACCATAATCCAGCCCGAGCCCGACCACTTCGGTTACTGTTCTTGCCTGCAGTCTCTTGATAGAGTTCTGGGCTTCTACAATATTTGACGTTTGCACGAGAATATTTTGTTTCATTGTTTATGTCCTTTCGTTGTAATGTCTTAATTCAATTATTTCAGATTTATATCCTGTTTTTTTAAGGTGTCTTTTTATTATTTTAGCTCTCGACTTAGATAATCTTCTTGCCCCCCTAATGTCGCTATCCATCTCCGGCGTGTTCAGCACGAACTTCCTGAAATATACATCTCCGCTTTTTATAATACAAACCTTCATTCCGCCTCCCATACCTTCACAGTAAGGCTACTGCTCATTGGTTGTATGCTCTTCCCGTCGAGCGGGTTTCCGCAAGGCATCACTGGATGATAATTGAGTTCGAATTCAATCCAATCAACAATATCTCTTTTGGTTGCATCTTCATTGATCGCAACCCGGAATGTTACTTCAGCTATCTTCGGCATCGGGTACCTCCTCTGTATCGCCTTTTGGTATTTTGTTATATCCCACAACCTGCATTTTCTTACTACATACAGGACAGTACTGTAAGGGGTGCTCACCTTCAACCTGGAGTTGATATCCGCAACTGCATTCATAGCTATATTCAATTTCATATTCCTGCGTTCTCTGCGCCTCCTCTGCGCCCTTTGCGTGAAATTCTTTATCCATCTATCCTCCAAATGCTTGTTTTCTAAGCTTTTCAAAATCGTTATCATCATTCGTTTTCTCGGGGATCGCTGCTGGCACGAAGTCCTTCAATACCGTCTCGATCGTGTCGTCATCCATGTCGCGCTGTTTGAGTTTTCGCTGATCAGCAGTCTGTTGTATGAGAAGATCCTCTATATCCATTTCCTGCATGATCTCAGCTTCCTCGAATACATCCGGCTTGGTGATCCCGTTCTTTTTCATTGACTTGTTATACACGCGCTTGCGTTCCTTCTCAGCTCGCGCACGCGCCCGTATG